GTTTGCCTCATTGCACTGGAGGATAAGCCTGACGTCGAAGGGCACCTTATAGAGATTGGCTACTATGGAGGCATAGCCACTCCTGGTGCGGGAGACATAGGTGGTGCCGATATTGGTCTCGGTAACCGCAGCGTGCAGGTCAACCCAGGTGCCGTCTTTATTTCTGGCCTGCCACTTCCAGATTAAATCGGCGGTGGCTGTGCTAACCGCCCGAAACTCAGCGGTAAGGCCAAACTCGATACTGAGAAGCGTCCCCTCTAGCGGCGGCTCGACGGTTTTCTTAAGCACCTCGACATCGGTATTAACTACTCCAGTAGTAACCTCATCGGAATACTGGACACCGTTTGAGATAAGGGCGCCGTCCACTGGGTAAGCAACGAGGTCTAGGATGACGGGACTAGCAACTGATACTTGGGCATACCAGGTATCCCCATCAGGCGTAACATAATATAGTCCCGTATCAACCTCACGGAATGTAGAGTTAATTACAACTCCGGTAGGTTTAACGTCATTAGAGAATCCTTCAAAACTTTTCCCCACATCCGGAGGAACTTCCCTGACTGCCATTATTTACCTCCTCATTTTTATTACAATTTTATAATATCTAAATAAAGTAAATAAAGCAAGTCAAGAGCTTTTAGGCTCCCTCATTAAGTACTGCTCCACGCATCGGCACATAATAAATTCTTCGGTTGGGCCACTACTATCCCCGGGGAACATAAGCCCATTGGAATAGGGGGCATCGAGCTTTTGCTCTTCCCCGTCTATAGATACATGACTATCTCTAACTCTCTCGTCCCTTGAGCTGAGCCATCGCTTGCCCTTTATTATACCACTTTGTTTAGCGGCTTCCCTCTGCCCCCAACTTGCGGCTGCGCCAACCTCAGTCCGAGCTACCCTCATGGCTTTGAAAGGTGAACCATCTATATAAAACTGCCGAAGCTTCCTTCCTATTTCGGGCGTGCTTAAATTCTCTTCCCACCCAGCTGAAATAATTTGCTTTACAGCATCCCTGTTTGTGCTCAAGATGCTGGTAATACTCTCTGCCCCATGGGAAGCTATCCAGGCCATAGCCACACTTGAGAACGGATTGAATATCCACTTCTTTTCAATCGGTCTGTCTGATTTCATTTGCCCTCCTAGCTCCTCCGCAACAACTTTGCCAAAATCCTCAATTAAAGCTCCTAAAGAGGCAGTCATCGTCTTCTCCCAAGTAGGCCTCAGCCCATTTATCGCTTTTTTTACTTCGTCTACTAGCTCAGACGATTTCGCATTGCGCATAGCCTTTTCAACTTCCTTGGCCTCTTGGTCATAAAGGGCTTTAAATCTTTTATCTAGTACTCCCCACCAGCCTACTCGCCTTGAATCTATCATCTTCCAATAGCGAGCCTTATATTCCTCTGTCTCAAGCCCAGCGGATTTCTTTGCTGTTTTAGGTTCTGCTTGCTTTTCCGAGATTGGAGCCGGGGAACCCGTAGGTAGTAATGTTATAGGTAAATAACCAGTATCCCAGCCATGAAATTCTTCAAAGCCCATCCCAAGTCTACTATTTATCTGGTCAAAAGGTAGACCCATTGACCAAAGTTTATGTGCCTGCTCTACTTTTGCCCCATAGTCTTCCCTGAGAGCAGTAATTGTAGACACATCATACGTAATTATAATATCGTTGTAAAGGGGAGCTAATTTAAGATTGAGCGTAGCCTTAATGTCATCAAGCAGCGGGATCGCCACATCCTCATATAATGATTTCCGAGCTTGTTTCATATTGTCATAACTACTTTGCTCCAAGTCACCAAGAAATATCGGGCTGATCCCAAAGGCTCCAGCAATATCTCTAAGATTGCGGATGCGAGATGCAATATAGTCCATTTCCACTGGAGTAAGGGACATCTGTTGCCACTTCGAACCTGCGCCTAACACCCATGGTTCTCTCCTTCGGCTCTTTGTAAGGTAGTTCTCCCTTATCTGTCTTCTCGCCTCTTCAAACTGTTCGGCGGTCAAAGGGGACTCATGAGTAAATACCCCATCTACCACACCCCTGTTCTGCATGGAGATTTTTTGAGTATCCACAGCCTCATTGTCAACATCAATGGTTCTGGCTACAGCCATAAGAGGACTAATACCCCAATAGGGATTAGCCGGATCGACCTGCATAAAATGAATAAACTGAGAAGCAGGAACAATGTGGTGAGAGCCACCATATTCAGTTACCTCCCAACCTTTAAGCCATTCCCCTTTGATATCCGCCGGAATGGGCTTCACTAAATCCGGCATAACAATCCATATCTCTTTTACCTGATTACCCACAATGATAGGCTGCCAAAGTGCATTCCCGACAAGCTCAAGGTGCGCAATCAGGAACTCAATAAGGTCCTGACCTGAGAATTCGGGATTAGGCTTCTGCAATACCTTTGCAAGTGGATGCTCAGCAATAGGTTCTCCATCGGGGTCAACCACCAGCCAGGGAACTGCTGAACATGCCTGGATAATCGTTCTCACCGCCCGGTAGACATAAGGGCTTATTTTATAACCTTCCCTTGTAGCCTTTTGCACCGTCATCTCACTATAAATCGGCATACCCGGGTACTGGAAAGAACTTAACCGGAGCTGCCTGTCTATAATGAGCTGCTTTGAGAGCTCGGGGATTAAAGAGGTGGCTACTTTTCTTTTCAAACCTTCAAACATTCCTATATCATATCCACAGATATCTGGATTTGTCAAGTATCGGGGGTTATTACATCATCTATAAATGTATCCAGGCTCTGTCAAATGCCTCGGAGGCGGCGCTGAACATCGGTGGCTACCTCCTCACCTATCCTCATGTCCCATGCCACAAAAGAAAAACAAACCCGTGCCATCCCCCACGATACCCGCTCGCCTACTTACCACGCGGGTAAGGCATCTCCTCAAATTCCCTCCTAGGGTGATTCCACATACCCCACCGTAAATCGGAAACCTGCTATCTGTCATGTCAAAATCTGGGCGTTTATATCTAGCGAGATAGCGCGAGTGAGCCTTTGATTTTGAGATAAGGTTTAAGCTCGCTATACAACACTTGTTTGGCAATACTTGACAGAGCTCGACATATACATGATGTAATCAGATACAAAGTGGTATTTAACAAAGCAAAGCGCCACGCATGGTGTAATAACATCCTTCATACTGCTACTCCAATCTGAAATAGTTTGTCCGCAACAGCTAGTTTGCCTATTATGCCATATCGCCTAGCATCCATACCATGCGACCAAGTATGAGTTGTTTTATTAGTTAATTTGCCGTCCTTATCGGGGATATGCCGGAAGTTTCTTTGTTCTTTAATGCAATTCACCGAATCCCTGGTCCAAAACTGCTTATATTGCCTAATCCGCTGATGTCCATATTCTACACTACCTTGACCTTTAGGTGCTGGTTTGATATTAAAGCCATATTGATGAATTTCTTCAATGGATTTCGGCTCAGCAGCATCGGCAAATATCTCATCATAGCGCCGCTTTATTCCTAATTCATCCATTCTATGTGCTATCATCGCATTTGTCAATCCTGCCTCATAAATCATCTCTTGACAATACAATTCCTCTCCTTTAACTATGCATTTAACTAGTACGGTTGAATCATTGATATAACCAAAATCAAGGCCGTAGAACTCTTGCCCATCGGCTGGCAGCTGGGATATTTGTTCAAACTGAGGATAAACGAGTCCCTCGATTTTGCCAAGTTGGCCTAGCCCATAAATATTCCACCAGTTCGGATCTTTATCTCGGTTAGACTCGATATTAGCCACTACCTCCGGGGGGACAATACCAATCGCATCAAAATAGGTTGAATGGATATATGCATTCTCAGGCTGCCCTACCCAATTGGTATGCACCCAGAACTCAGAAACCGGATTCCAATCTAAAAAAGTAAACTTATTGGTGCGTATATCTAGGCCGCGGGCTGTTTCCCAGGAAACATTGTTAGCCTCATTTATGAATAGAATATCGCGCCGGGGACCTCGGATTTTATCAGATTCATCTGCTCCAAAAAATTCAATGATGCCTTCCCCAAGTCTATATATATGTTCTGTTTTATTATAATGGGGATTGTTATCTGGACTTTCATTGAGGATGTGGAAAAAATCCCTCATTGCACCACGCTTCAGATGAGGAAGTGATTCGCTTACAATCGAAATTAAGACTTTATTCTTGCGGGATATCAAGCTGAGAAGTTGCAGAATAGACCACGTTTTTGAGCTAGCGGTCCCGCCTTCATTTAGTGCCCGGCGTTTGCTGCCATCACGATATGCAAAAAAGTTTTCTTTAAAAATACGGGTAGTTATCATTTGATAAAATCATCCAGTGCCTGCTTAGTTTCCTGATCTACAACCTGTATAATATGCCTTAATGGCTGCCCTTCTTCACCCGCTATTGGTTGTGTAACTCTGCCTTCTATTCTCTCAAGCAATTCCTTAAAGTATGCTGGGTTCTTTAGTGCTGCTCGGAGCCATGCTTGAGATAGTAGCTCAAGCCATGTTCTATGCTGTTTGTCCCCCTCAACGGGCTTGAGAATATCCTCTTTAAGCTGAGCGGTTAAGGAGATTAGTTTAGTAGGTCTCCCATTCAGGTTGGGTCTTAAATTCTTCAAGCTGTTGGGATGTAGACCCCTTGTATCTCCGTGTTTATTCATGTCTTTCGTGGTATTAGCCATCTATTTTTACCGCTTTCTGTCCAGTAAAATTTTCCCAGCGTTTCAAAATAACCGAAGTATAATATTCCGATATTTCCATCATAAAGCACCTTCTACCTAACTTCTCGCAGGCTATTAGGGTTGAGCCTGAGCCACCATAAGGGTCTATGATAGTTTCACCTTTACAGTCAATCAAAATTTAGGTGATAAGCCCAACTGGCTTTTGTGCCGGGTGAACTCTTGTTAGTAATTCTTCTTTACGGATTCCTTTCCTAGTCATTCCATTCCAAGTAAAATTGTAATATTTTACCCGCCCACCAATATTTGTCCAGACTAATTCACACTCAGAAAAATTAGCTGTTTGCCCTTTATACCATACAAGCCAACTGGGAGAATCGGGTAAGCGAGAAGCAAAATTATTTGCCCCAAAAATCAATAGCATAGGTGCTAAAGCAAAAAGATGCTCAGGATTAAATGACTTATCATCACCAATTATTTTATTAAACTTTTGCGATAGATAGTATTTCTCGCCTCTAACAGAGTCACCACCTATTTTGCCATCTGCTCCAACCACTTCAATCCCATAAGGTGGGTCAGTGAAAACCATATCCGCATTCTCTCCATTCATCAACCTCTCTATATCTTCCCGCCTGGTGGCATCCCCACACAAGAGCCGATGATTCCCCAACTGCCACAAATCCCCAGTCTTACAGATAGTTTCTACCTTTTCAGGTATCTCATCGTCATCCATTAAACCTTCTGAGGGCACATAAAACTGAGTCATTAGATCTTCAGCTTCTTTATCGGAGAAACCCGTTATTTCAATATCAAACTCGCCAGTATCAATCTCCTCCAATAGATCGGTTAATTGGGGAAAATCCCAACTTGTCAACTCAGACAGGCGATTATCGGCTATCATATAAGCCTCGGCCTTAGTACCTTTTAGAGGTAAGCGAACTATAGGCACCTCTTTTAATCCTGCCATCTCTGCTGCTTTTAATCGGGCATGCCCAGCTAAGATGAAACCATCTGCTGATACCAATATGGGATTAGTCCAACCAAACTCCTTAATACTTCGTGTCAATCTATCCAAAGCAGAATCAGGATGGACCCGAGGATTTTTAGGATGCGGTTTTAGTTTAGAAATCTCAATGATCTCGATTTGCATTTTGCTTATTAAAAATGATGTCTTCGGTTTTACTTTATCAATTTACAATATTCCCAAAGTAAAATCAAGCCAACATTTACTTTCTTTGTGCCAGCTGTAAGCGGACCTGGTGGTTAGCATACTGCAAGCTATCGAGCTTTTCCATGGCTAGAGTATATTCCTCCATTTCGGGGGGAAGGGCTTTCATGAATTCCTCCCGGGTTTTATGCAGCGCTAAGGGTGCGTAACAATAGAGGCAGCCATAAGAGCAATTTTCATAGAGGTTGACTGCCCACTCGCAATACTCCTTAGCACGTCCTCCTGATTGATATAAAACGCCCACTTTTAAGAACCTCCCCGTTTCATATTATGCTCGTTAACAAACTGACGAGGTCGCCCAAATTTATCATATTTGGGGAATACAACACCTCCTTTGAAAGGGAATTTATCCCAATCGGCGGTTACTATTTCAGCATCCTTCAGTCGAGACCTGGCAACTTCTGTTCTCTGCGGATCGATATCGCCTCCATATATTATATTGCCTTGATAGAGTGCACTAGCAATATTGCCTTCCCCGATAAAGGGTACATAATAGGCCCCTTCTATCGGACCAGCTTTTTCTATCAACTCCTTCCTGAGTTTAATCTTCCGATATAAATCTACGTGCTGTTTTTTTTGACTGCTTTCTGCTTGCCTTATATCTTCCATCGTCCCCTTAAAGCTTTACAGTTACGAACCAAACCCGATACAGCGGCCACATGCCAAGTTTAAGTACAAACTTCTCCCAAGCCTCTTTACCCCCAAGCCAGCGAAAGCATTCAGCAAATGCATTGTTTGCCCATTGAATCTCATACCACTCTTGAATTATCGGCGAGTCTTTATCCAAAACATCCTCTGAAGGAAAGAGCGTTTTGTTACGGAAGGCTTCTCCACCTCTAAAGTAGCATCAAACAAACTAACTGCTACAAAGTGCTTCTTGGAATTACCATAGGGGTAAGCAGCGATTATTCCGTCTTGAGCGCACCTTTTACAGTACATCCATCTCCTTCCTTAAAAGCTAAACCCACCCGTACGTGGCAGATTCAAAGGGCAATGGTCAAAATTAAAAGCCGTGCACGCTTTATCACCTTTTGCATCTGGCAGTTCACCCTCGCTAGTCACAGTTCCCTCACAAACATATGCAAATAGAGGTTTGTCCTTTTATCCGGGAAATGTCCCTCCATATATTCCTGGCATTCCTCAATAGAATCAAAACCCTCACATCGCCAAAGGATACAAGCATACTTATATAGTATTGATGAGACACTTACGATTCTAAAAGTAGCACCGAATGCTTTAAAGGTGTCCCCATAATAAGCATGAGGTTCTTTCCGCACTGTAACTATTTTGTCCCCATTAAGCATGGGTTTGCGGAATTGCTCATCAAACTCTAGTTTAATTTCCATCAAATCCTCCTTACAATGCCCACTTTCCCCTTAAAATATGCCCGCCAGTGCCCCTGAAAGAAATCGTCTGAAGGATTCCCCTTACCCTCTATCCTCACTGGCCTCTGCTTCATGTCGTTCTTCAATCCCCAGTATGCAAGCTAGGCAATAATTTCTGCGTGCTGCTTCCTCAGTCTCATCTTCATAGTAGACAACTGCAAAGGTTTGGCCACATTGCTTGCATTGGTTTAGCACAGACCCTGCTACCTTTTCCATTCCCTTCTCCTTATCCATTCCATTTCTCCTTTGAGGTGGACCAAAACAGGTGGCCGAAGAGGATTCCCACGGCGAAGATGGCAAGGATTTTCATAACAGTGAGGAAGCCGTAATGCTGGCCAAGCGTAGCGCCCAAGGCGATCATGCCGAAGATCCAGAGTGGCTCATAGCCGACCCACCAATCCCTGATGATGTAGGTCCAGGGCCGGCCTCCCACGGCCTTATACAATTTTGTATAAAGATTGGCCACTGACGTTTTGCCTCCTTACTAGCCCTCCTTCTTCCTGA